TAGTCCAGAAATAACTCCTGAAGTTGAAGATACTTATACTAGCCGAATAGATTTTGTTGATTTGCCTGAAAAATGGCAAGCACAATTTAAATTTGAAAATGCTACAAAGTATGTTCCAGGAGATTATGATCAAAATAGAGTATTGTATTATTATAATTATTTGAAAAATAATGTGGAACCAAATACTACAATTATACTAGATGTTGACGGTAAAAAACAAGTTATTCGTCATGTTCAATTTGATACACATGGAGAAGATAAATACATTTTAATTGAAATTGATCTTAATGCAAATGGTAATTTAAATGGCATTCAAAATCTACCAGGATTTGTTGCAATTTATTTTAATGATATCGAATTTTTAGTTCAAGATGAAACACTTTTATCAACAACAAATTATCCATTTAATTTTGGCGATGGCGGTATTATTGGAAAAGATAGTTCATTATATCAACAATATTATAATGGAGATATTAATACTGGTGATCGTGTTTTTAAGGAACTAGATGTTCAACAAGATGTTTTATTTAGAACAAGAGAGAATAGATATGAAGTTGTTTTTCCTGTAATTCCCGACGATTCTTATTTAGGTAAATTATTTTTTGTTGAAACTGAAAAGAACGACGGAATCTATAATGTAATAAAATCTTTTGTTGATGGAGATAGTTATATTGTTTGGGTAGAAGAACCTGTTGAGGACGAGTTTGTCGATGTTCTTCCCATATATAATGCAAATCAAGAGTTTTATTTGGAATTTTCATTGAATGAAAATACAGAAGAATTAGCAGTGAAATATGTCGAAGTTGATTTGCAATTAGACAATAAATATAAAAAAATCAAAACTACAGTTGAAGATAGTTATCGTCGAACTATAGAAATTGAACATATTTTAGATTCACAAACGATATTACTCGATTATGAAAGATATGCAGGTGAAATTTTTGTTGGTAATTTTATTAGAATTGATTTAGAAGAAACCGAATACACAGGCGAAATTCCAAGAGGATTAGGTAGAGTAATTGATGTTCATAGATACGATACGGAAGGAAAATATTTGTATGTTCAAGCAGATGGTAAAATATTTATACGAAATATCAATATTGAGTTTTCCGCTGGTACAGGAGGATTTGCCAGATTCCGTGATTTACAAGCCGAAATGTATTTAGGGATTCATAATTGGGTAAATTCATTCAAAGGTAATGTATTGGATGGATTCAAAGTTAGAGAAGAATGTTTACCCGATGGCACGGATAAAAGATTGCAATCAATTATTTCCGTCATGGCTCCAAACACTGGTATTTTTAGTTCTTTATCAAATATTGATAATATAACTTGGCGTTATTTAATTGATTCATATGGATTAGGATTTGACCCAGAAGTTAAAAGACCACTTGCTAAATTATGTGAACAACACAAATCTTTTGGTTTTATAAATATGCCGTCAATTAAAGAATTTAAGAAAAATTCAGATACAACATTTGTTGATGAAAATGGTTCATTTTCTGTTTCTCAAGTTGTTATTGGTGGAAGTAAACAACATAATGATGCATCATATTTTTCAATTATTAATGGTAGTGAAAGTTCATATATTGGTTATTTTTTCCCGTTTATACAAACTTTAGATGCAGATAATCGCCGACCTATTTTTGTTCCTCCTGCGGCTTGGTCTGCTGATGCATTTATGGAAAACAAATGGCAAACTACAATTGAAAACACACATCCATGGACAATAATCGCTGGTGTTAGACGGGGTCGAATTAGTGATATTAGTGGACTTGAAAATTCTTTTTCAGTTGATGATTTAAATTTATTACATCAATCTAATATGAATCCTATTACGGTTGATAATAATTTGAGATTTCATATTTATACAAATAATACTGCATATTCTTTAGATTCCAGTTTACAATTTATCAATTCTAGAGAGGCGCTTAATGATTTAGAATTGTCAATTAGAAACATGTTATTGCGTTATCACTGGTCTGCAAATACAAGAAATAATAGAGCTGAAATTGTTAGAAAAGCTAATATAATATGTGAATCATATAAATCGAGAAATGCTGTTTATGCATATTTTAATAAAATGGATTCTGATAACAATACACCTGAAATGATAGATTCAGGTGTAGGTTTACTAGAAACATGGGTTGAAACTGTGAAAGGCATGGGCACAATTATTTTACGAGTTACTATTTTAAAAACCGGCGAAATTAGACTTGAAAATATTTTTTAATTTTTTTATGTGTTAATTGAACGGGTTTAACCAGAATATATTTTTAGAATTATCAAAAAATAACTCATGAATATATATCATAATTAAAAACAAAACTTTTAGAGTCAAATTGAATATAAACGTAAATTTAATCTCGATTTGGAAGATGGTTGAACCAAAAGTACAACCTATTTTTTTATCAATTATTATTAATAGAATTCAAAAAAAATTAATCTAGATTAAAAAGAATTCATCTAAATAGATGTAAAGTCATTGTTGTCTAGACAAAAAATTAAAACAAAAAAATAAGAAATGCAAGACGAAAAAGTACTTAACAAAAAGCAAACACGAACAAAATTTACTAACGAATTTTCCGAAGAAATTTTCTCAACTACTTATTGTGTAAAAGAAGAGAGTGTTGATGGAATGCATGAAAGAGTTGCATATAAAATTGCTGAATGCGAAAAAGATTCGGAATATTGGGCAAACCAATTTATGTCTATTTTACAGGATTTTCAATTTGTGCCAGGGGGCAGAATTTTATCAAATGCTGGAGCAGAATTTAAAGGTACAACAATGATCAATTGTTTTGTTGATGGATTTGTTGGTGAAAATAGAGATTCAATGGATGGAATTTTAAGTACTTTAAGACGTCAAGCTTTAATATTAAAATCTGAAGGTGGTTATGGTTTTTGTGCAGATACAATGCGTCCCCGCGGAGCTTTTATCGATGGGATTGGAAACGAATCTCCAGGTTCAGTTAAAATGTTAGATATGTGGGATACGCAGTCAACTGTTATTACTGAAGGTAGTGGTAGAAAAAGCACGCATAAAAAGGCAAAAAGTAAAATAAGAAAAGGAGCTCAAATGGTAACTATGAGTTGTTGGCATCCTGATGTTGAAGAATTTATCACATCGAAACAACAACCAGGTAGATTAACAAAATTTAATATGAGTGTTTTGATTACTGATGATTTTATGGAAGCAGTTGAAAATAACAAACCATGGGATTTAGTGTTCCCTGATTATGAATTTAATATTGATACATATGATAAAGAATGGGACGGTAACATTAAAAACTGGATTGAAAAAGGTTATCCAGTTAAAGTTTACAAGACATATGAAGATGCTAATCAATTGTGGGACGTGATAATGGAATCAACTTATAATAGAAACGAGCCCGGTGTTCTTTTTGTTGATACAATGAATAAATTGAATAATCTTTATTATAACGAATATATTTCTGCGACAAATCCATGTGGCGAACAAATATTACCAACTGGTGGAGTTTGTTTATTGGGATCATTAAACTTGACTCAATTTATTAAAGATGGTAACTGGGATTATGAAAAACTTGGACGCATTATTCCTATCGCCATTCGTTTTATGGATAACGTGAATGACGTTACATATGTTCCGCTTGATATTCAGCGTGAAAATTTAAAAAATAAAAGAAGAATTGGTCTTGGTATTATGGGGTATGGTAGTGCTCTAGCAATGATGCAAAAAAGATATGGATCTGATGACGCATTGAAAATGACTGACGATTTAATGTCATTTATTGCTGACACTGCTTATCAAGCATCGGCTAAAATTGCAGGCGAAAAGGGAACATTTGAATTATATGATGCTGAAAAGTATTTAAAGAGTGAGTTTCTTAAAAATCTCGATCCAACAACTATTGGATTGATTAAAAAATATGGCATGCGAAATAGTCATTTATTATCAATTCAACCAACTGGAAACACATCCAGTTTATCAAACATAGTTTCGTCAGGTCTTGAGCCAATGTTTTTGCCCGAATATATTAGAACAGCAATTATGCCACATATTCCTGAACATTTAACAATGCCTGTTAATATTAATTGGGAAAACAATACTGTTGAAGAAGCAAATGGCTGGAGTTGGATAAAAGAAGGTGATGAAGGTTTATTAAGATTTGTTGATGACAATAAAACAGTGTATAAAATAGATCAAAATAGAGGGTTGACTAAAGAAAATTTAGTTAGAGATTTTTCTGTTCAATTTTTTGAGGCAAACGGAATTGATTATAAAGATAAAGATTGGTTTGTTGATACATCTTCTTTGAATATTGATGATCATATTAAAACAATGAAAATAATGGCGAAGTATATTGACTCAGCAATGTCTAAAACATTAAATTTACCAAATGATTATCCTTATGAAGAATTTAAAAAAGTTTATCGTGAAGTTCATGCATCTGGAGTAATAAAAGGCGCAACTACATATCGAGCTGGAACAATGACAACTGTATTAAGTGAAGTTGGAAAAGATGAACAAGAAATTACTGGAATCACAAAAACACATGCCCCTAAAAGACCAAAGGATATGATTTGTGATATTCATCATTTAACAGTAAATAAAGATCCCTGGATTGTTATTGTTGGATTATTTGAGCACGAACCATATGAAGTTTTCGCATTTAAACAACAAAAAATTCAATTACCAAAAAAATTAAAAAACGGTATATTGAGAAAAATAAAACGAGGTGTATATGATTTAATGGAAGATGATTCGGGAGAAGGTTTGGTTATTAATGACATTAAGGAGTTCTTTGCTAGAGCTGAAGAAGAAGCTTTAACAAGAGTCATTTCAACTGCACTTCGACATGGTGCAGATGTCAAATTTGTTATCGAACAATTAAATAAATCTGAAGGCACAGTTGTTAGTTTTTCTAAAGCTATTGCGCGCACACTTAAGAAGTATGTTAAAGATGGTGAAAAAATTTCTGGAGATGTCTGTTTAAGTTGTGGTAGTACTAATATAGTATATGAGGATGGATGTTTTAAATGTTTGGATTGCGGAGGAAGTAAATGTTAAACAATTAATAATATTTCCATATAATTTATATGGATTATATAAAGTGCGAAATATGTAAAAAAGAATATCATAAACAATCTGGTTCTTTTACTCGTCATTTATTAAAAGAACATAATATATCTTTAGAAGATTATATTGCTTTAGTTAAATACAATGCTACAAAACCCACGTGTAAATGTGGGTTTTGTGATTTACCAGCACCTTTCAATAAAAGAAAGTACGACTTCAATAATTATATTGATGAACATAGAAATTTTTCGTGGAAAAAAGAACAATGGATTTTAAAATATGGTAAACCCATGTGTCCAACGTGTGGAAAAGAAATATTGTCTTGGTATAGAGGTGCACCTAGAAAGTATTGTTCTTTGAAATGTAAACCGAATAATTGGAATCAAGAAAAAATTAAACAGACTGTATTGGAACGATATGGTGTAAAAAATGTTTTTTCAATACCAGCTGTTAAAAATGAAATTAGAAAGAAAGTTCTTCCACATATCAAAAATATGGCTCGTAAAGCAGTTCAAACAAAAAGAACATCAAATAAAAAAGATCCCTGGGGAATTAATAAAATGCAACAAACATGCATAAAAAAATATGGTGTAAATCATCCATCTAAAATTTTAAAAAATAGATTGTTATCATCAAAAAGAATGAAATTGAAAAATCCAATGTGTAATAAAAAAATTGCAAATAAAATGTCTAAAACATATTGTGAAAATTTACTCAAAGGAAAACATAATTTATTCAAGACAAAGAAATATTTAAATACAACTATTACATACCAAAGTTCATATGAATATGACTTTCTAGAATTATGTAGAAAATTGGAAATTCTACAATATATTGATAATGGTAATTGTTATCATTATTTACGTAAAGATATTACCAAATATAAACCCGGATTCAGATTGATAACTGATTTTTATATTAAAAAGTTAGACTTAGAAATTGAAATTAAATCGTCATATATTTTAGAAAAGCAAGGTGGATTAATAATTCAGAAATGTAAGAATAATGCTGTTGTAAATTCAAAGAAAAATTATTTGCTGGTTTTAGATAAAAATTATAAAAACTTTTTAACTTTGATTAAAAATATATTACCTAGATAAGCACAGGGTTAATATATAATACATTATTAGAGTATTTTAATAGAGTTTAAAGCATTTAAAGCAAAAAAAAATTTAAAGCAAATGATAACATTAAAAATTAGCAAAAAGCTTAGAAGTATTATTGACAACGAAGGTTCGTCAATACTTGTTCAAGACAACCACGGAAATTATTTAGGTGCCGAATTAAAAATATTTTTTAGTAAACGTCCCAATAACAAATTATCCGTTATCGACTACACACTGCCGCTCAAAGCGGGTAACTCCGTAAAACAACTTTCAATACTAGATTTTAATAAAAATAGTATTGCTAATTTCGACACAATCGAATACGACTCTCGGTCATTATATGACTTATCCTTTAACTAAAAATCTGAATTAAAAAATAATTCATTATATCTTAAACTAGATTAAGTACTCTGATATAATACTTAAATAGTTAAAAAACAATAAATAGCAAAATGGCAGATTTATTTAATTTAAATGCAGAGGAAACCTTAAATGTTTTTGAAGCCAAAAAAAGAGCAGAAGACGGTTTATTTAGACCTGACGTAAAAGATGGCGATCCTGAAAGAGGATATATCGCAAAATTTAGATTTTTACCAAATTTCACAAAAGATGAAACTGTTGGTGAATCGGCAATTGAAAAATTGACACACTATATTAAAATAGAAGGTCATGATGAAGTTAATGGAGCATTAGATTGTGCAAAGAATCATGATCCTAAATGTCCAATATGTGATTTATATTGGAAGCTTAGAAATTCTAAGAGTGTTGTTGATAATGCTAAAGCTGAAACAATCAATCGAAATGTCCAATATTACTCATATATTTATGTTATTGAAGATGAATTTAATCCAGAAAATGTAGGTAAAATTATGATTTGGCAATATGGTAAGAAAATTGCCGATAAGATCAAAGAAGAAAAAATGGGAATGTATGGTCCTAAATGCAATGTTTTTGATCTTGCTGAAGGTAAAGACTTTTTGATGGTACTTAAGAAAGTAGGTGATTGGAATAACTACGACAGTAGCAAATTCTTGGAGCAAGGACCACTTACACTTATATCTAAAGATGGTAAGAAAAAGGCAATGCCAACTGAGGAATCTAATGGTCGTCAAGTTATTGCTGAAAAAGTTCGAGATAAAGTGAAAGATTTCTTATTGAAAAGAGATCATGATATTGAGAACTTTGCACCAAAAGCTTGGGGTGATGAAGAAGTTGAAAGAGCCAATCGAATTGTCCAAATTCTTTCAGGCGTTAATGGTGATGCTTCGGTTGCACAGGGTAGAGTTAATCAAGCTGCAGATCCTACATTAGTAGCTCAACCTAAGAAAGATAAAGTTACTGAAACTGTTGGAGTCGCTGATTCTAACGACGATGATTCTGATGAATTTTTCGATGATTTCGATGATATTTAGAATTTAATTTAATAGTTAACACAAAAAAGCTCGTAGAAATACGAGCTTTTTTTATATAAATCATAAACAAACATTTTTTTTTAATTATAATAAAAAAGTTTTCACAAAAATATGATAGGTCGAAGTTTTAAATATAAATTATTAGATGCTGATAAAGCTAGAAAAGTTGTTTCAATTGATAACGGAATGGTTAAATTTGATGATGGTGGTGTGATTGAAGAAACAATGCTGACTGAATTATTTGAAGAAGTTCCAACATCTCCTTCTGCAACACCAATAGTTGAAAATCAAAATACAACTTCAACTACACCTACAGAAATGATACCAGACCCCAACAGTTTTTTTAATTCTTCTAATATAGCAAGTAAAATTATTAATGATGCTAAATCGATAGATACTAATTCTATTGCCGATATTCCGTCTAAAACTGGAGCTAGAGAAATCGAAAAACCACAGGAACAAATAATTGGTGCATCTCAACCAACTGATGAACAAGTTAAAAAAGTAGAAGCACTTCGTCCAGATTTCACAGATGAAGATTATAAATTAGCTGGAATGACTCCACCAAATAAACAAAAAACTACAGCAGCTTCATCAACAAATGTGCCACCTCAAAATCCAGCAAATTCTTTTTTACATCAATTAAAAAAGAATCATAAAGTTACATTAAATCTCGAAATAGATGAAAATATTCCAAAACCGGATTTTATTAAAATGATGGATGAAAATTTTAACAATGGTGTATTAGATCAACTTGTAACTGAAATAGTCGATAAATATTTGCGCAATCCAACAATTCTTGAAAGAGCCGTTAAACAAAAATTAGAAGAAATTGTTTATGGTAAAAAGAAAATAACAACACCAAAACGTAGAACTTCTACACCAAAAAAGAAAACACAATCTAAAGCCGAGAAAAGTCCTGCAGTGAAAAAGGAAGCTCCAAAAAAAGAAGCTCAGAAAAATGAATCTAAAAGTACCGTTGATATATCAGCAGAGACTGCAGAAAATAAATAAAGATTACTCGACTAAAAAAAGAAAATTGCAGTCCGAGAAAAATGGTAAAGAATTTTATAAGGCTAAAGTTCTAGAAATTTATCAAACTCTTGAAATCACCAAAGACAGAGAAGATATTTCAGAAAAAAGAAAAGCTGAAATTATATCTAATAAGTTGTTGTTAATGGAGGATTACGTTGCAAAATATGATACTATTGATTCCGAACTTTCTAAGCTGAGTGATAAGTTTGATAATGAGATTATTAAAATAAGAAACATGATTAAACAGTCAGTGCCAGAATTATCTGATGATGATGTAACAGCTTATATTGAGAAATATATAATAAAATTCGATTAATATAATATGCGAACTTCCAAATTTGTCAATTTGGATCCAAATGTGTTATTAGAATACATCTATGATTCAGATAATTTGATTTTTGAAGATTATCAAATACTCGTTAATACTATTGATGATAGTCGTGATTTTCTTCAACAAGCTGAAACAAATCAACTGCCAACAACAACCGATAATGTTGCGCAAAAAAATTTATTTGAAATAGATACTAATACTAATAAGTGGGCACCTATTGATAATATTACATATCCGTTTTTACAATTTCAACAATTTCCTGGAAATATACCTGTTCGTTATGATATAGTACGTTTGCATTTCCCAATTAATTATAATTTCGATGATAAACTTGGATGTGTATTAAATGTTAGAGTCACAAATGCTACAAATACAGAATATTATGATTTAACTAATTATTTTTATGATAAAACTGATGTGAATCGTTCACTTGATTTAACTGCCCCACCTTTTGTTTACAATGAAGTTATGTGGGGCAAATATATTGAAATTCAAATACCAAGCCCCAAAGCATTATCTGAACAAATAACTACATCAAATAATTTAACACAAAGTATTGTTCCTATTCAGGGTTCAATGAATTATAATTTAGTTGGACCAAATCAAACTGGAATTTCCGACACATCACCAATATATATTGATTATTATTTCATAACTAAAAAAGAAGAATTATTTGGTAATTTACAATATACAGTTAGAGATCCATATTCAACTACTGTGCCAGTAACTCCAGAATTTGAAGAAATTTCAGTTAATATAGATTCGTCTGATCGAGGTGATTTTTTCAATATTTATAGTACTTACAATGGTGCAAGTTCGGAATTTGAAGCTTGGATTGATCAACAGCAACAACTGGGTTTCAGATATTATGTAACATATACAGTGAATGTTGTCGAAAAAAATGTGCAAACTGATTCTGTTCAATATATTGTTCAAGAAAATTTTGATGATTCTATTCGTTTTAGACCTATTATTACATTTTCTACTACAACTGCCGCAATCGATGTTGAAATGAAATTAATAAATGCAGTTGATAATAATTTTATTTTAAGAAGATCAACATATACAATGTTGCAAGATGAAGTTGCCAAATATTCAGCAAATTTAACTAAAATAAATTTAGAAAATGCGTTTAAACCAAAAATTTATAATGCTACTCCAGATTTAATTAGTTACGTAAATAGAGAAAGTCGTGAAGTAGTAGAGAAGATTGATGTCCCGTTTCCAGTAATGTTTGATCGTTATAATGTAGTTGCTAAAAATGTTAATGAAGAAATTGATAACACTACTTATTATGGTATTGGTCAGCTTCAAATACTATTATATCCATTTGATAATGTTGTTGTTGTTGTAATTGCTAAAGATAAAAGTAATGCCGGAATTCAACCACTAGAAATACCAAAAGGTGCTCAAGTTATGATGACATTTAAATCAAATACTGATATAGTTGAAGTTGAATTGTACAACGATTCGGGTTTAGTTGATTTTACCAATGGCACTGTTGCATTTAAAATACCTGAAGCTAAAATGCCAACTCTTGTTAATTTTTATAAATCCGGTTATGATCAATTTTATATTAATTATAAAACTGTTGAAACTGATACTAATACTATAATTTATGCTGGTAGATATTTAATTTACAATGAATTTTAATTATCAATCTTAATTAAATGGAATTTTTTATAATTTATATAAGCTGATTCCTTAGTATTAGAATAATTTTTAAGAATTAATTTTTCATCTGCAATATCAAAATATGTTGTATCAATTTCACTAATTATAATACAATTATTATTGATTATTTTCCATTTGTGGATATTTGATATTCTTTTTGAATCTATTATTTTTAAACTATGATCACTTTCAAACGTATATGTCAATTTTCCTAATGTTTTTAATGCAAAATCATTTGCCCATTTTTTCCATGCATAATTTTTACTTTCGATATCACTAATATTGTTTATCAAAAATTCAACATTATTAATATCAACTTTCCATCGTCCGATTAATTGCTGATCTTTTTCATTTATCAATGTTGTAGTATCAGTTAACAATTGATCTCTAATGTTTAGATTTTCAGATTGATCTCTTGATACGGCATCATCTGTGTCTTGAATTGGAGATATTTCTTTATCATTTATTGGTAATGATTTTTCTTTTTCTGGTTTACAATTAATTACAAATATCAATGATATTAACAGTGTCCATATCAATATCTTTTTCATCATTTATCTTTTTTTTTATATATACTATAAATACTGGGTTGTAGAAATGGCTTTAGGATTAAATTCACAACATAATCAATTTATTTTTAGTTTTCCACAGGACTTTGTTCCAGAAGATATATCTAAAAAATATAAAACTCATTTGGATAGATTTCATTCACCTTTTGAAGATATAGTTGATTATTTAAATAATACAATACAAACAATATCATTTCCGGGACTAACATTTGATGTTGCTGAACAATTAAGAAAATATGGCAAAAAAATAAATTATAGAAGTGCACAATCACCATATGATGTTTTCAATAGAAAATTTTCAGTGTCAATGAATTCTGTAGATAATCACGCAAATTATTTCATGATGCAAGATATTTTATTATATCACTATATTAACACTCAAGAAATTTTTGTGAATCCATTTTTAATTATAGTTCTTGATAGAAATAGAGAAGAAAATTTTAGATATGAACTTCGTGAAATAGTTTTCACTGGTCTTAGTGATTTAAAATTTGATTATCAAGACACGGATGCCGAATCTAAAGTGACGTTCACTATCGATTTTATGTGTAATTTTATCGAACCGTCATATACACCAAATAATGATCTAACAAAGTTAGTTAGAACCCGTATTTAATAAATAAATATATTATAAAATTTAACGTAATAGATGCGAAATAACACAACTAAGAATTTAGTAACGTTAATAAAAATATTTCAAGATTATCCAGAATTATTCGCAAAAAAACTTTTAGAACATGATGTTCTCAGACATTCATTTTTAGAAATTATAAATAATAATGCAGCTTTAGACGAATATTCTAAAAATCCAACAATATTTCAAAAACAACGTCGACAATTTTATTCGATATCTGATATTGATAAATTCTATAATCAATTTTTTATTGAAGATTTTATTTCACACAAAAATTTTGGAGATGATAGTATTGTTTATAATGCGAAAGATGAAACCGAAGCATTATTAATTCAACTTCGAAATTCTATTCTTGAAGAAAATTATGAATTAGCAGCGCAAATAAAAAAATATATGCAGCTATGCAATATTGATATTCCTCTTGAGATTTAATTTTAAACTTAATTAAAACATTTTTTGCTTTTCCTTTATAATAATCAATCTTATTATTCACTTAAAAATTTAATAACATGTTACAAGACAATCTTTTAGAAGAATCTCAATTAATTGAAGATAGAAAAAGAAATCTTGAAAAGCTATATTCAGAAAAACAAGGTTATAAAATAAAAATTATGACCGATGAACCTTATATGGAGGAAATGCTGAAAATGTATTGTGGCGATTTAGATTCATTCAATTATAAAGTTCCCAAGGTAGGAGATATCGTAAAGGGAAAAGTAATTCGCGAACTTGACAAATATATTGTAATTGACATCAATTACAAAGATAACATTTACATTGACAAAAAAGGTCAAGAACTTGAAGTTTTGAGAAATCTTGATTTAGAATTTAATCAAGAAATTGATGTTTTAATTACTGCGATAGACGAAGAAAGCTATGAAATTAGAGGAAGTATTGCAGAAATTTTTAGAATTGATGCCGAACGAAAAATGGCTGAGTCTATTGATGATCATACAATGTTCTACAATGGATATATTCGAGAATTGACTCCAGCCGGTTATTTTGTTGAAATTGATGTAGACGGTGTAAAAACTGTATCATTTATGCCTAAAACACTTGCTGGAATTAATAAACTTCCAGACCCTGAATCTATTGTAGGTCAAACCATAGAGGTGATGATCGAAAATAAAACTAATGAGGGATTTATCGTTAGTAGGAAAAAATATTTGAAATCCCTGATTGAAGAGAATGTGAAAGAGCTACAATATGGAAAAGTTTATCAAGGTCATGTTACTGGAACAACAGACTTTGGAATTTTTGTTGAATTTGAAGGTTGCTTAACCGGAATGATTCATAAAGGGAATGTAAATCCTGAATATGCAACAAAAATTCAATCAATACAACCAGGAACTGAAATTGATTTTTATATTCAAGAAGTTATTCATGACAGAGCTCGAGATAATTACAAAATTATTTTGACACAATTACTTCGTGAAACACTTTGGGACACAATAAAAATCGGTGATACGATGAAAGCAACTGTTAAATCAACTAAGCCTTTCGGAGTATTAGTACATTTGGATGATTCAACAATTGGGTTAGTTCATATTTCAGAAGTTGAAAAATATGGTGGCAAATCATATGAAGCCGGTGACGAAGTGGAAGTTAAAGTCATATCAGTTCAACGAAGTGAAAGAAAAATATTCTTAACTATTAATAACGGTTAAAATGGCTGAAGAAAAAAACATTCAAATTCGTGATATAGGTAAATGTCATATTAATATTGACAGATTTAATATTATGGTAAACAATTTGAATGATAATGGAACTGCATTAGTTCATAATTTAGTTGACCATTTTTTAAACATTGAACGGATTATTAAAGCTATTGATATTGATCATCCTGGAAATTCTGCTATAATGTTAGCTCATTATCAAATGATATTTAATACTTTAGTGAGTAAAGGCATAATTGAAATACATGATGAAAATTCGGAACCATCTACAAATTATGAAGATTTATTTGGTCCACATAATGAAGATGATTATTTGGTAGTTGAAGAAGATGAAGGAGGATATGATGATTTTTAATTTTTTCAATTCATAAATGTTTTTTAAAAGGACTAATAATATTTATTAGTCCTTTTTTATATTTGTATATATGAATGTATTTATTCAAGTTTTTATTTTTATTGCGATTGGTATTTGCACAATAATGGCAATATTTTCTTTTGTTAATTGGATCGCACATAGAAAAGCAAACACCTATCTTAGAATACAACAACGACGTCATCAAGAATTTATAGGTAGATCAATAACATATCAACAACAACGTAGACGACAAGAACTTGAAAGACGATACGGCATTGATACTATTCAAGCCCAAAGAAGACGATTTGACCGCTTTATTAGACCTGAAGTTATTGGTGGATATTATAATGCTAAAAAACACATTAAAGAAATAAAAATTACAATTAAAAACAATAAAGTTTATTATGAAGGTGAAGAGATATTGAATCCTGAAATGTTAGGTAGAAGAATATATCAAAAGGTATTAAACATCGAATCGGACACTCCAATAAAATCAATAGACGATATTACATAAATCTTCAATAGTGTCCGTTTTAATATTATTGCCCATAAAAAAATTATACAAGAAACTTTTTAATTGTGCGAAATTATTTTTTTCAATACTAAAATGCGCCGAAAATTGATACCAATCGCATATATCTTTTCGCATATTGTTATTTGAAATTTTACATAATATATCAAATACTTTATTCATATCATCAACATCATTAAAATTAATTAATCCACATTTAATAGTTTCTATTTTAGCATCATTTACTAGAGCTTGATAAATTGAATTTGAAAAAGCAACTGTTTCTGCATTTGTGATACATATATTATTTTTATCATATAGTCTAGTTAATATATTCATAAACGGCTTCCTAACCGGAGAATAATATATTTCAAAACACGTAGTTGCTTTTACAATCATAAAGGTAAATATAATTTATTATGTCGACTTTTTTAATTATCGACATAATAAATCACTTGCACTAGAAGATGCATATGATTCCGGCTTGGCATATGTTTTATATCCCATACCTTGGAACCAATGAATTGCTGGTTTATAAACTTTATTTGATAAGTACTTATCTTCAGGATTTAAATCCAAATGTACATCAACAAGTTTATAATAATCATCTTTTATTGGTTTGTGATAACGAATAGATGATAGTTGTTCATGAATTGGATCGGCAATCTCTGAGATATATTCACATTCCTTCCATAATCTACGAAAGTTGTCGTAAATTTTTGGCACTTTAAAACGCGAAAACACAACGTGAGCGCCGTGTTTTACAACTTGTGAGTATATCACAATACTGACGACGTACATGGTTTTATCCCGCAGTTGGCGACTATCACAACCAACTGAGATTGTTGATGTTGGTTCTTGTTTTATCTTTTCAGATACATACTTTCCAATATCATCAATCACTTCTCCATTGAATTTTTTAAATTTCATAACCGATCTATGATTTGACATTTATTTTATATATAATACAGTACGGAATGTTTCAAAATTTACAAATTAATAAATGATTAAATGGCAAATAGCGTCAAACTATTAAACTGGGTAGATCCAGACGGAGAGTATATCAAATTTTACACTGAACTTAATTCTGATTTTAATATTGGCGATCGAGTGTTCATTGCTGGAGGACCATATGACAATACTAAATTGGCATCTATTGATCCTTTTAATGTATACGCCGCAGGTTATACTGTTTTAGCAGTTGATAATACTAATATTTCAAATGGTGTGACACTTGATATTAAACATCAAGATACAAATTTCACACAATCTGATAATGCTACATTGTTTGATCCATTTAACCCATATTGGACTACCGATCAATTGACAGAGATAAAAACGATTCAATCTAAAGATGAATCTGAATTAACTGATGTTGAAATAACGTTATTAAATAAAAATAATTTCTCAAATGAAGCTTGGTTAACAAAAAATCACTTTAGAAACGGAGAATTTAATGGAGGAACTTTTCGTGATGGTATCTTTGGAGAATATAAAGTAAAAGATTCTGCAGGTTTGGATCAACCAGTTGATAATTTCAATTCATATTTTAATCGAAAATTTGAAAATAATGTCGCAAGATTAACGGGAGGAATATTTTTAGGCGGTGATTGGCAATGGGGTGAAGCATATAGTCGTTATGATATTGATAAAAATGGTAAATTTCAACAACTCAATGAACAAGGTGGAATTAGAAATTTGTTAGATGAAACTAAATTTAATATAGAAGAGTTTAATAATAATAATTCTGGACTTGGTTGGAATATGTATGTTTCTGGTAATTTTGGTAGATTTTGGGAAGATGAAATGAATGTATTTTTTGACACAAATCTTAATAGAATAAAATTGTCTTTTGTTCCATATGATTTAAAAAGAGCACTAAAAGAAGGCTTTAATGTTCAAATTGCTGTTGATGTTTACAATTCAAATAATAAAGCTAAAAATAGTAAGTATTTTACAATTAATTTTGATACAACGATTGCTGAAAATCCTGCTGACCCGGAAAATGATCATACCTTATTAGAAAATAATATAGTTAAAGTATTTGAAACTGTCTATCAAGATGATCAAAGTTTCAATAGTTCATTTGCTACTGATTTTGCTCAAGGTGATAATTTAGCAAAAGTGACATTAACGATTGTTGACCCAGAACAAGCTTTATTAGATAACATTGATGATTTAATTTTAAATGAGGAATATAACAAAATTGGAGAAACATATCCTTTCAAAACAAATAAATTAAATCGTATTTCAACTGGTCGTTTTCAAGATGGAGATTGGTTTAATGGTATATGGTTAAATGATAATGTTGGCGAAACTGGAGATTTTCAGGGAGGAGATTGGTTCAATGGAGAATTTAGATATGGTCAAATTGGTAGTACATATAAAACAACAACACATCATGATGGATTTATTAATGGTACAACTATTCGTACAACTGCCTCAGATTTATTATGGAAAGATGGTATTTTTAATAATGCTAATTGGTACGGCGCAGATAAATTTAAAGTTGACGCATTGATTAATGTCGTTGTTGCTGGTAATATGAAAACTAATATTCAACTTAATTTTGTGCATGCTAATAAATTTAAAGTTGGCGATACATTATTATTTTCATATTTTAAACGCACAAACTCTCAATCATATTTAACAAATTGGACAACTGATGTTGATACTCAATTATTAGAATTTCAAAATGTAACTGTCGAAAGTGTGTTAGCTGATTCGGTTAATAATCGAACTTTATTAACTGTTAATTTTGATTTGTCACAAATAGAGCAACAATCATATATTGAAAATATTTTTGGGGAAAGTGTTCTCGATATTAACTATCAATATGCTAGAGTTAGTAATAGTTATTTTGATAAAGGAATATTCTTAAACGGAGTTTGGAGAAGTGGATATTTCAACGGTCACCTACACAAAATCACTGATTTAATATTTGATTCTGCAACAGCGGGAACAAATAATGAAAATGCAGTATTAGGAATTAAAACTGAAGATTTAGATATTTTAGAATATGGAGATTATATTGAATTATCAAATGTTAAAGTTATTTGGGAATTTGATTTTAGAGATTTACTACCTGGAACAAATTTAGATGATAGAAATTTCGTACAATTCTGGCAAAATTTAAATCAAGCATTACGTGTAATCGATATTGATTACGATGAAAATATTGTATATTTAGATTTATCTGAAATTATTAAAGATATAGATGAAGACAATGCATATATTATTGGATTCGAAGAATATTATACTGATTCAATTATAGCGTGGTCAGAACAAGTTATAGAAAACATAACATTTAATTCGGGCGTTTGGGAAGATGGAATTGTTAAAAATGGTATATTTGACAATATATTTGTTGAAGATCCAACTAACAATCAGATTAAAGTTATTTGGAGAAATGGTGTTTGGAAAAATGGAAGATGGGATAATGGTGTATTTTTATCGGGTATATGGGAGAACGGTACGTGGAATAATGGTACAATGACAAATGGTTGGGAAAGAAGCACTGAATTTTGGGCAGGTGAAGGATCTTGGCAAGAGGGTGATAGTGTGTGGCATAACGGAACATTTAATAATGGTCGATGGATGCGAGGATTGTGGAGAAATGGCACATTTAATAATGGTACAATTGAAAATGCTGGAATTGACGAAATAGAAATTGTCAATGGACGTTATCTAAATGGAAAAGTGGATGTGTTTGGAAATCCAATATTCTCTAATTCATTAAATAGAAATAATTCGCTGAACAGCGCACCATCTTTAGTTTCGATTGATGCGGATGGCTGGGTACAATTAGATCAAGCAAGCTGGTATCAAAATAATTATAATGTAATTTTTAAGGATTTAAACACTCCAATAGACGGTTTTCCATGGAATGATCAAATGTTTGATATTCTTGAGAGAGACAAAACTGCCTCGCGAATAAGAGTTTCGATTGAAGGTTTAGACACTGTTTATGGTGGCACAGCTGGTACAAGTGGAATTGCCATTAATACAGATAAAGATATTGAACAAGATTTAATTGATCGGACACTACCAATATTAGTTCTTAAAAATATTAAATCAATAGAAGAAACATCTGCAGGAACGTTCTGGGTTGCTGATGATGAATATAATAGAATATTTGAATTAGATAATACAGGTGAAAATTTATCGATTAGATTGGTTCAACAAATAGTTAATTCTGAATATCCGATTACAATTACTTATAATGAAATCAGAAAAATATCTTCTAATATTGATTCTGAATATATTTATGTTCTTGAATCTGATAAAATACAAAGAATTAACAAAACAACATATGAACATGAAGTAGTTATTCAACGTTCTGTTTTAGAAGAAGACCCGATTAATTTAGTTGAATGGTATGATATAACAACATTTCCATCTAGATTTGGTATTCCAGAAACATTGTTTTTGTTTGCTGAAATAACTCAGGATTCACAATCTAGTGTTAATATCATAACTATATACCCTAACGGAGAAAGTGATCCAGAATTCATCTATTATTCAAACATAGCTAGTAATGATACAGTCGACACAGTTAATGATATTAATAGAAGAAGATATAATCAATGGTTAATAGAACTTAGAAATTCTAGCTTATCAGGCGAAGATTTATTTAATGATATTATTCATCAAAGTGCAGTTCAAAGTGTATCTGTGAATTTAGTTCAAAAACTTCCAGCTGATGTTTCTTTAGTTGGAGAAACATCAATTGGTGCAAATGACGGAGACGATGTAAATTCGGCTCTTAATCCAAATACGAGTACAATCTCTGATTATTATAATGAACAAAATTTACAATCTCAAACAATAAGTTATGTAAACAATCGTTGGACAATGAACAGCGCAACTAATAATGTTCTTTGGAATGTGTTTAATGAGACAATACCTTTTACGTTTGTTGACTTCGCGTTTAGAGTTATAGGACTTAATGTTAGAGTTGGATTATTACATGAAAATAGAACGTCAATTTATTTTAATAGTGATGGCAATATTACTCCATCGATCACAAATTTAGATAGAAAAATTGATTTTATTTGCGGTGGCATAGGCGAAATTATTACTATTGTTAGAACATCTAAAGACGGAAGTTTTACTATTCCAACAGGTGAAGAATATGACACTAATCAAATTTTATTAATACCTGATATTATTAGTCGAATTGGTGTTGAGAATAAAAACAGTCAAATTAAAATTCTTGATTATTTTACATCTGCGAGTTTTGATCCTTTGCGATATTGGTATTTTGATTCACCAAGATTATTAAGAATGAATGAATCAACCGAAAATTTATATGACATTGATACTGAATATGGTATAGAACCTCCAACATTTGGTAATATTAAATATATCGCAAAAAGAGAAGACTTCAACAGACTTGTTTATTTTGAAGAATTCCAAGACAATAAATCAATTAAAACACTAGATTTAACTCAAAATATTCCACTTACAATTGAAGTTGAGACTAATACACTTGTCATCAATTCTTTAGAGCCGGGTTTCACATATATAGATGCATTTTATTATTTAGAATTTATATATGTTCTATATACACAAGCGGGAATATATTATTATGATGCGATTAGTTTAACTAATCCAGAATCAAATTCATTTGTTAATAAACAATTATCTGGGTTATTCAATTTGAAAACTATAACTGTATCAAGTGAGACAAATAGTCTTGGATATAAAAGAGTCTACGTTGCTAATGATACTACAGTTTATAATGCAAATGGAATAACTATTTGGAACGCTCCAGTAGATCATACAATTATTGATATTAGTTCGTATAATAAAGGATTGTTGAAATATTTATACATTACAACTGTTGATAGCGGAGGTGTTTACCATAATTATCAATTAAATAAACATAATATTGACAATGATATTGAAGAATGGCCGACTTATTTATCAACGAATGGTAAAACAAATGATAACATTGTATTTTCAACAACTAGTCCTATTTATGATGTTGTACCAATGCTTCAAAGCGAACCGCATGAAAACATAGCGAATACAACTGATAAAGGTTTTCAAGTGCTAGATTTAGAATATACTTCTACAGATATTGCGAATTTGGGGTCTGTAGCAGCTGTATCTAATAGTCGATATATTGGATTTAACGATAATAATCAATTTACACGATTCGAAACAGTTGCAACCGAATTAGAAATTGAAGATCAGTGTGGTCATTATAAACAACCTTTTCAGTATGGCCCATATATTAGAAGTGCAGAAAAATTATTTTATCTTAATTGGAATAATTCTGGACAATATGATTATTTAGTTTATTTGGATAAAGATTTTGATTCTAATCAAAAATATTTGCGTCGAATTAGTTTTGATTCTAGCAATAATAGAGAATTTGATACTATGTTTGATGGTAATTATAATAGTGATAGTTTTAAAGATATTTTTGGCAATTTCATTATTGATGCAGGTACAAATTCAAATTATACTTCTGCCGACATAGACATAATTGATTTATGGGCTTCTAGAGGACAAACATTTGGTTCAATATATTTACTTGTTAGAGATAATGATGTTGATGAATATCAATTATGGATCACCGAAAACGAAAATCCAAATACTGTGACTTTCACAATAGAAACTATAGCCGATTCAACAATGTATACATTGACGGGATTGACTGTTTCTAGACCAAATTATAATAATAACAGTTTACAAAATGTTTATGTTTTTAATGATCACAATGTTTATTATTTCAATAATTCTAGCACATCAGGTTCACCATTATCACTTCAACTTAGTTTAACTGAATCAATTAAAAATATAGTTGCACATGTCAGAGGCGGTTATGATGATTTACACATTCATGTTAAAACTCAGAGATTGATTGAATCTACCGCCGGAAATGGAACTGATGGTACAAACGGAAATGGAACCAATGCGAATAGTGGTACAAACGGAAATTATGAAACTGTTTCGCGTTTATTTTTGTATCGATCAGATTTAATGGGAGTTAGCCAAGGACCATATGAAGACAATGGTGAAGCTATATTTGAGACAATGACCCATATTAATTTGAATTTCAATAGAGATGGTTTAATTATATCAAATGAAAATACTATTCACACAACTGATTTTGGTACACTAAGTAGCGGTAGCATAAATTATAATGTTCTAAATTCATTTAGTGTTCCTACAGGCACTGTTGAAATCGGCGTAAATATTCAAAATCAATCAGAATTTGAAGATTTTCAAACGTTGCTTGATAGCTCTGCATTATATACACCTTATTATTATGAACAAAATGATGCATTAATTAGTCCACATGTTAGTGGTAGAGTTTTGAAAAATATGATTTGGAGAGATGGAGAATTTAATGTTGGCAATAATACTGCAAACGCGGGTTATACTGCACATCTAGTTAGTAGCAGATGGCTCTCTGGATCATTCCGAGGTAGCTGGGACACACCTAATTACTTTAATCATAGTGTTATAAAGGAAGAATCGGTTTTCTTAGGAGGAGTCTTTGGTGAAACAGCCGATTCAATTAGTGGAATATTTAACGACGGATTATTCTTAGGTGGTAGGTGGAACGATGGACAATTTAAGAAAGGACATTTTATCAGTGAACAACCAATAACAATTGATACAATTGAATTTACTGGTTCAGACGATAGTTTTTCTCGTGTAAATCAAGTTGTAAATGCACAATATGATTTCGATAGAGATATGCTAAGACTTGATTTAGAACATTTTTATTGGGATCCTAATCTTGAGAGATATATTACAGATAATGTAGATTCTAGATTGGTTAGATATAGCTTAGTTAAAATCCCGGGAATGTTCCAGGATTGGAAATTAGAAATTTCGGAAATACGTGAAGGAAAATACGTATTGTTTGGTGAAAATGAAATTATATTAATCGCTAGTCTTCCTGATTTTGATGTTCCAAATAATTGGCTAAATGAAAGATACATTTATATACAAGGTGTTACAGAATATACCGAATATTTGCACGGCGAATTTTATGTTACTGATACTTTTGCATTCAACGATAAATTATGGATTACGATTCAATCGGATTTTGATGAATTTGATGAAAATGGTCGTTATCAAATTACAACTCCTAATTTACCTTATGTTTCTATTGATCCATTGAGAATTCAAGATATTGAATTTAGAGATGGTGAAAGTAGTATTTGGGTTCAACTTCCAGTTCCAGTGACTGATAATGTTGAAAAAATTAAATTTATGAAAGAAAATGTTATTATCGAGTCTCTTGACACTGTTGAAACGGAAGATGCTGTAGATTTTGGAACTATTGTTTCGCCAGAAAAAGTTCAAGTTTTTGATAAAAGTTTGAATGGCGGACCGAGTTCTTTAAATATTAATAGTATCCGTAAAATTCAAAATTTATTAATGGTCAACGTTAATAATGCGACATATGATAGCACAGAAAATATTTCAGATTTAGTTATAATTAATTCTGTTTTGACAAATCCAAATCAGACTACTAATCCAACAATAATTGAAAATTCATTAATTTATTCGGGATCAACAAATATTAATATTAAAACATCTGGTTGGTTAAATCAAGACACTAAAGGTTTTTCAAATGCTAAATCAACTTTAAGTGGTCAATTTTTCGATGGTGACTTTGTTAAAATACAAGATTATTATTTCACTGATGATAGAGAATTTTTATGGATTGTTTGTGAAAGACCTATAATGGATTTAAGTCCATTACAATTTATATTCTTAAGAGGTTTTAGTGGTAATAAAGCACGTGTAATTGGATCGTCTTCGAGTAAAGCATTTAGAATTCAAGAAATTAACTTCAATAAGATAAAAGTTAAAAACCCATTTAGATTTTATGATTCTGATAATGTATTAAATGATAGCTTATATCGTCGTGTATTTAATTCGTCTGAATTAGTTTTATATCAACAAAATATGATGATTGAATCTGGCGGAACATTTACCTTTGATTACGCATATGCATCGAACTCAGCTTGGAATGGGGGAGAATACACTGGAACATTAACAAATGTCGGCGTAAATGAATTTAAATCTGTATTTAATGGTGGTGTTTTCAATGCTAATAATATCACAACTAGATTTGATGGCGAATGGTTCAGTAGACCTGAATCTTATCATTGGACTGGTATTATACAAAGTCAAATAGAACAAGATGGACCAAACTTTAAATTTATTATTGATTTAGAAGAAAACGACATTGATTTTGATAATAATGATTTAGTATATGTCGAATTTAAAGAAACATTGCCGGAACCATTTTATTCTCGTGTAGAAAATTTACAAGTATCTAATGTATATCCAATTTTCTTCGCGGAAGGTAATTATAATGTCACAATAACTCGATATAGAGTGCCTGATTCGAATGACAATAATAATCAGTTAATTCTTGACCATAATTTAAATATTGGCCCAGAATCATCTAAAGATTATCATACAATTATAGACCAAAATATTTTCAATTACTTGCAAGATAATCGAGTTATAAATTTTAACGGATTATTAAGTTACAATATCACATATGGAATTAATAATTTGATTGGTCAAGATATTATTTTTGATCTCTATGTTAACCCAGCGGGAATATCACCTGGTAATGAATCAATTGTATTAGGTTTCCAAATGACTAATAATACTTCATATATTTTATCAATAACAGATGTTGAGATTAAAATCACTAAAGAAGATTTAAACACTTTGGACACTGCAGTAGCAAGAATTTCTTCAGTATTTTCATGGAATCATTTATATTTTGAATATATTTTTGAAACAAATAGATTGAAACTTGTTCATCAACAAAACAATATTGTAATTATTGATTGTACTGATATGTCTATAATTGGAATAAACGGATCAAATTGGACAGTTTCATCAACAGGTAATACAACTTTAAGATTAAACAAATCATATATTCAGTCATTGTTCATTGGACAAGATCCTGTGTCAGGAATTATAAGTGACGCCGGTTTTGTTGATCATATTAGATTTTGGAATAGACCATTAACAGATGGTATATTTTATCTTGGTGATGATCCAGAATTTAACAACGAAATTGATTTTGTTAAAGATGTAAAATATATTTCTAAAGATTTATCAGATATAAGTTTCAAAACGACATTTGATGATAGAAACAACGAGTTTTTGGCTGCTGTAGTTAACAATTTCTTTGTTTTAACTGAATTTGAATACATCAATGGTATTGAATTGCCAGATGATTTTGTTGTAGCAATACAATGTTCAATTGAAGCTATGGCTAACGAAGGAGAATTGTTATCTTTTGATTCTAATAGTACAAATTATTTACTTAGAGTCGCCGTAAATCAAACAACACAAAATTATGATTTATATTTTGATGGCATATTGGGCAGTACAAGTGCAAATTATATTACAAGTGTTAAACCAAGTCAGAAATTCACAATATATATTGCGAATGATATATGTGTTATTAACAATGTTTCTGCTTTAGTTGATCTAAATAATCCATCAACATTTAATATAGGTAATTTATTTGGATCAAGTCATGTTAATACAACATACCATTATGATAATGTTGTCGTAATGGTTGGAGATGTTACTGAAATTATAAGTAAACTTTCCGAAAATAATACGCAGGGCTTAGTAGTTGATAAAGTTGTTAATATTGACAATTATTTCTTATACTCATCAGAAAATTCAATTTATCCAAAATTGTCTAATTACGCAATTATAGAAGAATCAACTAATATAACTGATCCCGGAAGCGGTATAATTATAAATCCAGTAATACCAACTGGTTGGAAATATTATAAAGGTGATAGTATTAGAACTGCACGTTTAAGTGATATTTCAGGAACATCGTTGCAATTATACGCTGCTGGAAATACTTCTGGCAATTTGGATTATAATGTTGCTCAAATATTCAAATTAGATGATTATGGTGAACCAATTTGGCCAATTGAGTCTGTTTCTTGGAGAAGCAAATTTAACAACGGAAACTTTAGAGCAGAAACCTGGAGAGCTGGTATTATGAACGGAGGCATTGTTAATAATACCAGACTCAACTCGGACAATTCAGAATATCGTCAAAGATTTATTTGGAAATGGGGCATAAATAACGGTGGTATAATTACTAATGGAGAAAATCTATAATTATAAAATATATAACCTATGGCAAACAGCAACAACATAAACTATTTTCTTGGAGGATATTGGACTAATGGTACAGCAAGAGGTATGAAATGGTATCGTGGAAGATGGTCTGATGGTAATTGGGAAAAAGGTTATTGGTATAGTTATGATCTTGATTTAAAATGGGCTAAAGAAGATGCTTTAAATAATGAATGGAGTATTTGGAGTGGTGGAATTTGGAGAAGTAATAGTCAGGGAAATGATGACGCTAGATATTCATTTGACGATTATTTATTAGATGAAGAATGGAGCATTTGGTTTGGAGGCAGATGGCAAAGCCAAAGATATTTAGACAATGATTATACATGGCAAGCTGAAGATGCTACGCCAATTAATATTTATGGTTCATTACAAATTTTTGATTGTGATGTTCCAAATAATGGTAATACAGTGCGTTCGATGTTGTTGCCTAAATCGAGAAGTGTTTGGTTATCGGGACAATGGCTAAGAGGTGTTTGGGAAGGTGGAATTTTCGCAAATGGTATTTGGCATAGTATTCCTGCAGGAAGTGGAGATTATGAATATTTAGATGATTTATTTTTCTTATACAATGAAGATGAATACCCAAAACATCAAAATCCAAATTCTGAATATACTAATTTTTTCAACCAGCCATCAATTGTTCATGTTGATACTTCCGGAAATATTACTATTCCATTAAGTGCGATTGTTTTATATAATGATGAAGAAATATTTACAATAAGATATGAAAGTGAATCTGATTATGATGAAGAATTAAGTTCATTTTATGAGGGGGCATTTGTGAATTCGGTTTGGGAAGGTGGAACAGTTTATGATACTGATGAAGACCCATTTGTTACAATGTTTGGAATGTCGGTTACAACTAATAATAAAATTTTATTTGATGATTCTGGCATTATTAATAAATATGGATTTTTAGAATCAAACGATATGTTATCGACAAAAATGTTTGGATTAAATATGCCAAATTGGAGACAATATCAAATTAACACACAAAACGAGAATTCTTCTAATGCATCATTATTGATGAGAGAAGGTATTATAGATAATGTCAATTCAATACAATATATTATACCTAATGACTATTCAAGAGGTGGACTTTATAGCTCGATATGGAAAAGAGGTAGATTTAAAAATGGAACATTTATGTATAGTCATTTTTATGACTATTCTGTTGATAACACTTTTAGAGTTGAATATAATTCAGATCCAAATATATTAATAGATCAATCTAATTATGATAGTGTGTTTGAAAAAGGGTTAATGTATAAATCTATTTTTAATAATGGACTATTTTTAGCGCAATATTCAAACAATGAACTTTTGTCTTCGTTTAGTCATGGACTATGGTTAACCGGATATTGGGCAGCATACACTGAAGAATATGGATCAATATTACCGTTAAGTGATTTTACTGATGACCGCATGGTAACAAATGCTAAATTTTGGAAAAGTGTTTGGTATAGTGGAATTTGGGAAGGCGGAAACGCTGTAATGTCTGTTTGGAATTGTGGAAATATGCATCCATTTAATATAACAATTAATGGTAATGAATATGAACCTTCTTCAGATGGTGAAAATGTTTTTGCAAATATTACAAACAATCCATTAGGAAAAACCGACGAAATTTCTTATTATGATGAATTTGGGCAACTTTTACCAGCAGTTCAAAATATAATTTCCGATCTAAATAGAAAACATTTATTAGTTCCACAATCAGTTGACAATTTATCTTTAAATAATTTGGCAATAAAGACTCCGTATGAATATTTATATTTTTACGATGGCGACGAGGATTCATATATTCCTGAATCAGGAACTGCTGGAACTTCAAATGGATCGTATATGTGGGATGCATCAACACCATATGATTTGTGGTTAGAAAATACAGATCAATCATCTAATATTGGTAGTGCAGAATTAGTTGCTCCTAATAATGGAATTATTCCTATTGTCGAAGTTGATGCAATTGAACATATAAATCATGGTTTAATATTATCTGGTGCTGAAGAATCAAGTTTAAACGAAGATATTGTTAACGAAAAATATATGCGTTATACTGGTTTAGTTGATAATACTATAAGTGTTTGGCGTAACGGATGTTTTAGAGGTGGTGTTTGGAATGGTGGATTGTGGTTAGGAGGTATATTTGAACCATACCGTTATGATGATTATCCCGAAATTATAAATTCAACTGGAATAAGACAATATTTTGATTATTTTGATGATAATATTACTGCTTTAACAGAAAAAATAGATAAACCGATTTGGAATAGAGGTATTTGGTATGGCGGTTATTTCAAAGGAGATTCTTATATGACGTCGGTGCCAGCATATATCACACAAAAGGTTCCAGAAGTCACTGTCGATCAAGTTGTAGATATAGATTTGAATTATAAATTAGGATTGAGTAATTCAGTAGTTCAATCAGTTTTTAATTCTAATTCAACAAGTGTTTTACAATTGAAATCTTTAAATATATGCAGTATGTTTAATAGACTTGCAATTAAAGATTCTAATACGTCTAATTTCTATTTTAGTGTATTTAATGGACAATTATTTGGCGGTTATTTTGCTGATATTGATAAAAAAGTTCAAAACAAATCGATATCTAATGTTACTCCATTATTTGGAACGACAACATTTGCAGAAGATTTAGAATCCAATTTAATGCCTGGATTTAATATGGGAACATGGAAAATTGATGTTGGTCAAGCCCCTAATTCTTTCCCAATTGTAATTAGTAATATTGTGCCAGATTATTTTTTAAAAAATCAATCTAATGCATCTACTTTTCCAACAATTAATATTGCATCACCAGTGATGTTTAATTTAAATGCTGACGAATATACATCAGATCCAACAACTGGAACTATTCCAGCAACTAGTAGTCCATATTCCGATCATTTCTTTTATGATTGGATAACAAGTGATCATATTCCGCCTAATATTCCAGGTCCAGGACCGGACAATCCATTAGGTGATAATAATGCTGATATTAGACATGCACGCATAAGTTTAACTACTCAACCTGCTTGGTCTGATGTGTCTCCCGCAGCATCATCTGTAATTAATGTTCCTTCTTATGCACAGGGTTGTGGTGAAGAAGATAACCCAGAACCTTATTATAAAGTTTAATCTTTAGAAGTTTTTCGGTTTTCTATCCATGTATCGATGTGTTGTTCAAATTCTTCTTGGGTGTAATAATAATGCATTTTACTTTGAACTGAACCTTTTAATATACGCATCCAATTTTTAAAGTTCATATGTTCATATTTATCTGTATGTACAATTTTCCCGTCAACTTCCTCATCCATATATACACGCGCTTTAAATAATGTATTCCATACAGCCCAAAATGGAACAATTAAATACCATCTCCTCCTCCAAAGTTGTTCTATTTTTGAACATTCTTGATATCGTTTAACTTTTTTCTTCATAATAAATCTTCATATTTAGTATTATTAAAGAAGTCTCGATAATTGTTTTGTTTAATTATCTTTTTACTCCACCTTCTATGTGGATAATATTTCAAATTTACAATTTTTAACCACAAAATATAAACAATATAAGTTGAAAACCAGGGTAAACAAATTGTGATTGTCCAAATATTTGGATCAATATTTTGAAATATAATTGTAAACAATATTACAAATGAACCAGCTGCCCACCAAATTAATATCCATAATGGTGTTGGATAATTAAATCCAAATGCAGTAGAAAAAAACAACACAGCATAAAAAAGTGTTGTATAAGCTGCAATTCGGAAATCAATAGTCGCTCCCGAATGATATCTATTTTTTAATTCTTTCAACATGATCTAAAAATAAATCTCTGAGGATTTCATGCTCTTTTATAAAATTGCCTTCCTCTTTTAATTTATTTATTTCCACCCACTTCAGCAAATCAATATCATCAGCAGGATTAAGTGGACCAAATACATGTTTACCTTTAAACAATGTAGTCATCATGCCTTCTTTCTCACCTCGATATTTCCACGGTCTAACTTTTACTTGTTCAATGTAATCTATGATTTCTATTTCGGCACCCCCTGTTTCTTCAGTTGCTTCTCTTTTTGCTGCATGTTTAGCAGATTCATCAGATGTATCAATATGACCTCCAATAAATCTCCAACCACTTTCCGTGTTTCTTTTCGCTAATAAAACTTTTTCTTCTTTCTCATCGACAATAGCTACATCAACAGTTGCAGTTACTCTAGGATACCCTGAATGGGCTGCTGCAATAACACCGATTCGATATTCAGGTGATTTGATTACTTTTTTGCTTGCAGCAAGTCTAGCATCTGTTCCAGAAACATATATTTCTTGTTTCAGTTCAGTCGTATCAAATTTTCCTTTATAGCTCGTCATAAAACTATCTCGGCCTCCATATAACAAACATTTTCTACCTGGATGAATTTCTTTGATTCTATTATCTAAATCTTCAGACCATTCCTCATTCGTTTCTTTGTCTTGAATTGGTAGAATTGTAATTCTATCTCTTTCTTCTTCAAAATATTCTTCGATCATTAATTTGCGACTTTTGAAATCGAGAGGATTATTTATTGAATTGATCAAATATCCAATGCCCAGGAATATAACAACATGCTCATGATTATCAAGCGTATTTTGTATTAAATTCATATGAGCTTCGTGTGGAATATCGAGTTGAAATCTTCCAACTATTACACCAACGTAGTAATCTTTAGGATCCATTATGTTTTTATTTAATAGGAAAAAGTATAGACTTTGTTTAAATTATAAACAAATATAATAAAAAAATTATTCTGTTGAATTGTTTCTTGATATTTTTTTCTTTCGTTTTCGTTTTCTTCGTTTTTCTCCTTGCATTGACTTCACAATTTGATCATATTTCTTATTATCTGGACCCCATGATTCCGGTCCAGATTTTCTTTGATCCTTTCCGCCAGATCCAGCAGATGACGGCGAAATGCCATTTCCAGTTATTGCTTTACCCGATGCATCACCAATTCCCGCCGATAAAAAAGACACATGATCTGCATATTCATTGAACATTTTTAGATGTTTCATAGTTTATATATTTTAAACAAATCTTTTTTTATTTTTATAATATACATGGGACAAGAATCAGGACAAATACAGGAAATCATACAAGACATATTAGATTCTAATCATAAAGATTCTCAAAAAAGACAAATTGTTACCTTTCCAGAAAGATTAAATTTTGCATGTCCATTATGCGGTGACAGTCAAAAATTTGCAAATAAGAAGCGTGGCAACATATATTTAAAAAATATGTGGTATAAATGTTTCAATTGTGGAGCGACAATGCCACTATTGAAGTTTTACAAAAAACTAAACGTTAGAATTGATCCCGAATCTATAATGGCGATTGATGCGCAAACTAAAAAATATAAAACCGAATATAACAAAAGTAGTAATTTATTTGAAGATTTCCAACTTGATAATAAAATAATTTTTGATGATTTTGTTAAACATATAAATTCTGATCCAGAAATTCCAATATTTGATATGAAACCTATTGATGTTCGTTCAGGTGTTGGTAGATATTTAGTGTTAGATAGACATATTGAACAAATCGAATATTTTCATCAAGCAATATATAAGAAACCAAGTGGTGAAATAGAACCAGTTTTAATAAGTTTAAATCGCGCAAAAAATATCATTATTGGAATGCAACTCCGAAATTTGAAAAAACGTAAAGATAGACGTTTTTATAAAATTTATAATTTCGAGGATTTGTGGAATATGATGCCAGATAATAAACCGTTAACCGAAAAAGAATTTATTAAATATAATAAATTATCATATTTGTATAATATTTTAAACGTTGATTTTTCGAAACCAATAACGGTTTTTGAAGGATATTTAGATGCTGTTTTGGTGCCTAATAGTATTGGTTTAGTTGGTGTGAATACTGATTATTCATTTTTACTTGAGGCTGAAATAGATCTTCGTTTTTTCTTTGATAACGATAAAGATGGACAAAAGAAAACTAGAGAAATGTTAATGCAAAATTACCCTGCATTTTTATGGAAAAAATTTATTAAAGATATGTCGCAGAGATATTCTAATCCACAAAAAATGAGAGCTCTTTTTGAAAATCATTTCGGCGATTTAGGTAATGTTGCAGAACAATTTGAAAATCCCTATCATACATGCAATATTGAAAATTATTTTAGCAAAGATAAATTCGATTTGATAAATATATAATTCATGGACAACTATGAACAAATCGATTGCTGTGAAAGTGGAACAATTTTGCGTTACGGTAAAACAGTCAAATATGAAATTAATGCTAATAAAAAAACAATCGTATATTATGATCGTTTAAATAATCAAATTGTTGAAAATCCGGATGATGTGAATTTATGCGATTTAATTAAAATTATTGTTGAAGATGGCAAATTGTCATTTGAAGTATTGGATCCATTAACCCCTGATCCGCATTTTAGATTGACAGAATATGAGGAACAAAGAATAGCTGATGCATTACTTGAAGGAAATTATGATTTGGCTTTATGTTATTTAGGAATTGGAAATAAATATGGACCATTTTTTAATCCCAAAACAGATGTAGTTTTATTTTTTGGAGAATAAATTAAGTAACTTATTTTTATTTTTTGGAACTATGTGTTCTTTGTTTGCATTATAAAAAACTTCCCAATGCAATCCAATTCGTGCAATTACTTTTTCAAAAATACTACTTTCATAGATGTTAATCATAGACTTTTTTGACAATTCGCTTCGGCGATCATTCCAAATTTCAGTTATAGTATCTGGAAATTTTCTTTTGATTGTTTTTCTGTTGATTATTAAATACATTAAATTTAAATTCTCACCGACATCTAATTTTTTACTTTTTACAATGTAGTAAAATTCAGGTAAATTTGTTGTATTATTTTCACGATTTCTTCCAAACATCGTTACAATAAATTTTTCATCTTCATATACTTTAGTAACACCTTTATCATTGGCGTAATTATTGTTTTCATCGTGAAGAATGTATGTTTGCATGCCGACTTCTTTTCTAAAGTCGTTATCAAATTTTATCAAGTTTGATGGCCGAACAATTCCACCCCAATTAGGAATATAACTATTGTTTTCATCGTGCACCGTGCAAGTTCCGTTGAGAAAAGTAACCCCGAATCTAATTAATGGATCTTTGACATTATAGCCGGTTTTTGGAGTATGAATATTGGAATATTTTGAATCTAATAAGATATCAGAATAATCTTTTTTAATCATTACATATTGTGTTCCGTTTTTGCCAACATAAATATCCCAATATTTTTGAGATTTTATGCACCACAAGGGTGAACCGATTTTCTGAATTCCTTTGTAATCATGAACTTTGTAGATGTCATAACCACATGAAGTATAAATAAACGTTAGTGTATCATCATTTTCAACATGTCTTTTTTTCAGATAGCTGTCTAATTCTGAATATTTAAGTTTACTGACATCAGCCAAATTTATTTTTTCTTTATTAAATATATCATGCATTTTAAAAACATCATATAATGGCACTTTATCTTCAATTAATACTTTAGTGCAATATCCGATCCAATTAAAATGAGGATCAAGATGATTTTTCAATGCTATAAATTCTGGATAATCTTCAGAGAGGTTATTATTTTTTAATATTTGTTTTGCATGAGCAATCATTATTCGTCTTTGTAAAGTTCAGAATATTTTGTTTTATTTTTTCTAACTAAATTTCATAATCAAATTATTAATATTACTATAAATAGTGTCATTATGATCAATGATATTATTTGTCCTCCTAACATGTGAATATTTTCTTTAAATGGTTTTCTATAAAATTGTGGTCTTAATATAAAATCGAAAAGAAATATTCCAGCATAACAAAACCATTCATATTGAGAAAAATTTAATGCTCCGAATATAATTATAATTACATATAACCAAAATAATATAAGTTCATTTGTAGTCATTATAACATGATCATAATCAATATAAATTTTATTTTGACATGCCACAATTAATTTCGAATGTCTATTTTTAATATTAAATAGAATGTGTATATGAAATAAGATCAAGAATATTGATGTTACTGATTCTAACCATCCATTATGTTGAAAAAAATCGGCTATAGTCATTTCTTATATTTTTAAATTTCAAAATACATTCCATCTTTTTGTTTTTGCCAATATTTAGATTTATTAAATCTAAACATTTTTGCTGGTCTGTGAGGTACCCCTTCTTCAATTTCATTTGTTTCTTCAATTACCCCCAATTTCATAAATTTAGTTCTGAAATTTCCTCTATTGAATTCTACATTTAATATAGATTCGTATAGTGTTTGAACTTCTTTAAAAGGAAATACTTCAGGTAAAAGTTCGAGACCAACCGGTTGGTATCTTATTTTTCCTTTTAAACGAAATATAGCATCATTGATTATTTTTGAATGATCAAATGCTAAATCGGGCAATCGATTAATATTGAACCATCTAATTTCAGTCGCCTCATAACTAGTTTTGAAAAGATTTAATTTTTCAGGACTAACTAAACAATAATATGCAACAGTTATAGTTCTGTTTCTTGGATCGCGGTATCTATCTCCATATGTTCCAAGTTGTTCCATATAGTCTACACCAACGTTTGCGCCTGTTTCTTCAGAAAGTTCCCGACTAACCGCTGCTTCAAGAGAGTCATCTTTTTCGTCTACTACATAACCACCCGGCAACGCCCATGATCCTTTATATGGTTGATGTGCTCTTTTAATTAGTAGAAGTTTGACTTCTCCTTCGTGATATCCAAATACTACTGCATCAACTGTAATATCCATTTTATATTTTTTCTATTGTTTGTAAATCTTCAATTTCATAATGTCCAGATTCATAATGTTCAAGAACACGTATTGCTTCAACAAGTGTTCCCTTTCCATCAATAATTTCATGAAGTTTGTTCCAATTTTTAGTAGCGGCCTCAAATTCTTTAAGTCTTTTTTGATATTTTTCAAAACTTTCTTTTGCTTCTTTTCTCAGATTTGGAAATCTTTCAGGGATTTGTTCTATTTCTTCAACATTTTTAATGTCATTTTCTGGAGGAGTTCCAGGTGAATAGTAATAATCTTTTTCGTTTTTTAAGATAAAACGAATAGCATTTTCCAGTTTTTGATGTGTTGATGCATCATAATAACCAATATAATGTTTTGATCTCAAAACTAATATTTTTGTGTCAGGGATCTCATTTTTAGTTGATGGCCATTCGGGAATTTCCTTTGTTTTTTCAACTTCCTCAGCCAATGCTTTCCATTTTTCTTTATCATAAGTGAAGAAGATTTGATTTCTTTCTATCTTATCTTCTTTTTCAACACGATGAATAACTTCAAAACCAATGCCTTGCAATCCAGTTCTGAATAGTAATTCGGTTTTGTCTTTTAACTTAATTAGTTTCATTTTTTTCGGCTTCTTTTTGTTGCTCAAGTTCTTTTTTCTTTTCAGGTCTTTTGCTGAAATAGTAATCTTTTAATTCTTGAAAGGTTGAAATATCTTTATTAACTACGTATTTTGATAATTTATCAAGATTCATTAATGATAAATTGTTAAAATTTTTGATGACTGGACTGCCATCTTGTTCATGATCAACATAAATTTGTCGCCACTTTTCGGTGTCCATGAAAAAATGATCCCAATCCGACGAATAACCAACCATGAAGACATCGTCTTGGCTATCATACCAAAATAGGAAGTCTATGTAATCGACAACCGGATCGCCTGAATCAAATTTAATTATTTCAGATTCTCTTTCTCCATCATAGTCAATTGATAAACGAAACTGATGAAATATATCAGCTTCCATATCATAATCAGTATTTAAAAATCCTCTTCGCATAACGGTTATTTATTATTTATACAAATATAAACAAGTTTGTTTAAATTAAAAACAAACTTGTAATAATTTTGAATAAAAATAAAAAATATTTTTAAAAAACGAAAATTATTTTTTTTCGACTATCTGTATTAGATATTCGCCATAACCAGATTTTCGAAGTGGAATAGCAATTTCCATCAGTTGTGCTTTATCGATGAATTTCATTTTGTATGCAACTTCTTCGATACAACCAATTTTTAGACCTTGACGTTCTTCAATTACATTCACATAATTTGCTGCTTGCATCAATGAGTTAAATGTGCCAGTATCAAGCCAAGCTGTACCAGTATCAAGTATTTCAACTGATAGTGTTTCATTTTCAAGATACATATCAAGAATACTCGTAATTTCAAGTTCTCCTCTTGATGAAGGTTTTACATTTTTCGCATATTCAACAACATTATTATCAAAAAAGTAAAATCCAGGAATTGCATAGTTTGATTTTGGATATTTTGGTTTTTCTTCAATTGATAAAACTTTGTTGTCACCATTGAATTCTACTACACCATATCTTTCGGGATCGTGCACGTGATATGCGAAAACTTTACCGCCTTTTACCTTTGAACATTTCTGAAATTTTTTCGGCAAAGCTGCACCATGAAAAATATTATCACCAAGTATCAAAGCTGCACCATCATCACCAATAAAATCTTCACCAATAATAAAAGCTTCAGCAAGTCCATTTGGGTTTTCTTGAACTGCGTATTCAATATTAATACCCCATTGGCTGCCATCTTTTAATAAATTGATAAATAACGGCTGATCTTCCGGCGTTGTAATAATTAATATATCTTTAATTCCAGCCATCATTAAATTTGATAGTGGGTAATATATCATTGGTTTGTCGTACACCGGCATTAGTTGTTTACTAATTGCTAAAGTAATTGGATGAAGTCTTGTTCCAGCTCCACCAGCTAAGATAATTCCTTTCATTGTTTAGTTTTTATTTTTCAATTCAAATATAATCATTTAAAACTGAATTAAAAAATAATCAACATTAAAAAAATAATATCAACTTATATTTTTGTTAATTTAGCTACATGAAAACACTTGATTATCTTGTTTTGCCTCTTTCATTGATTTTTTTAGCATCTATTTATCAATTAGCAACACCTCGAGAAGTTGAATATATTGAAATGTGTGGTGAAGTTACATCTTTTTATAATTATCAAGACCCAGAAAAAACAGATAAGCGACGATATCTAATTAATGTTTATTATAAAGATTATGATAGAAATGATATTGTCCAAGTTAGTAGAGAAGATTATTTCAAATTAAAAGTTAATGATCCATATAATGTTAAAGAAAAAATTGGCTCAGGTTGGATATTTTTGGACACAATATCGGTTGTTATGATAGTTGTGTGTGCAATTATGACTTTTATGTATTTTATGTTTAAATTTGATTAAATGATTAATTTTATAAAAGATTTTTTTATTTGGATATTACTTCCTGGTTTTGTCACTCATTTAATGATGTATATAAAATGCAGAACTGCTTTAGGTTGGCATGTAAAATTGCCATATTCAATTACAGGATATTATGATATTTTAAATAAAGACCGAGCAGATCCCAGATCATTTAAATTAAATGGGTTAGTCATAATACTTAATGGAATTGTTGCATTACCAGTGTATATTCTAACACAACTGTATTGGACTTTTTATCTTGGATTTGACGCATTTATAAAAATATATGTTAAGAAAAACACATTATATAAATTTAAATATATTCTGAAAAGTTCGGCTGCCTGGCAAACTGACATTAACACTATAAAAATAGGTTCTAATCAGGATAAAGTTAAAGAGAATTATCGAGAACAATTAGAAGGATATATTGATTATAATGATGAACTAAATTGGAATCGTCTGATATCTGTATCTGAGCAAGGCCAATTTTATTTTTTGAGTACTCCAGTTACAGAAGAAGAATTAATTAATGAAATAAAAACATTTCGTCAAAAAGTTCAAGAAATATCACCTATTAATAATATTGAGGAAATCTATCATTTTTAATCTCGTTTAAGAGATAAACAGAAAAAAATAATTTTTTGTGAAAAAAAGTTAGTTTAATTTTGAAACAAACAATTAGATCTTTATATATACTATAAATCACTTAGATTAAAAAATAAACAAAGTTAAACGCTAGTTAGATTAAAAATTAAACAAAGTAAATTAAAACAAAATAAAATAATCACTTATAAAAACTAATAATTAAAAAAATGGAAAATTTAATCGCAACATTGACAAAGACAGATTTAGAAAAAGTAGAAAAACTTCCTAAATCATTAAGATTATTGCTAGAAGATTGGTTCGAAAGAAACCAGTATAACATTATGTTGATGACAGATAGTTACAAAGCATCACACAGTTTAATGTACCCACCAAACACAGAAAAAGTGTATTCATATCTTGAGGCAAGGGGTGGTAAAATAGAGCAATCTGTTTTCTTTGGTCTTCAATACTATTTGAAAAAGTATTTGACAGGTGTTAGAGTAACTGCAGAAAAAATTAATGAAGCACAAAATTTCTGGGATGAACATGTTGGGCCTGGGGTTTTTGATAGACAAGGTTGGGAATATATTCTTAATGTATGTGGTGGTAAACTGCCTATAAAAATAAAGGCTGTGCCTGAAGGTAGTGTTATTCCAATTAAAAACGTTTTGATGACAATTGAAAATACACATCCACGAGCTTATTTCTTAACTAATTTTGTAGAAACGTTGATTATGAAAATTTGGGCAAGTATCACTATTGCTTCTAATAGTCACCAAATTAAAAAGTTATTGAAGAAATTTGCAAAAGAAACTTCAGACGAACAAAATGTTGATTTTGGATGTCACGATTTCGGTTACAGAGGAGTATCTTCTGAAGAATCAGCTGAAATTTTATCTGCATCTCATATGTTAAGTTTTATGGGAACTGATACTATTGCAGGTATTAAATTACTTCGTAAGTATTATAACACAACATCAATGCCTGCGTATTCTATACGAGCAACAGAACATTCTGTTATGTGTTTATATGGAATTGATGGAGAAGAATCGGCTTTTAAAAATATACTACAAAAACATCCAGACGGAAAATTGGCAATTGTTTCTGATACCTATAATATTTACAACGCATGTGATTATATAGTTGGTCAGAAATTTAAAGATTTAGTTTTAGCTCGAACTGATACAACTGTAATCCGACCAGATTCTGGTGATCCTGTATTGGTAATGTGTGGAGATCCTACCGCTGAACTTAATAGTCTTGAATATAAAGGTGTTTTAAGAATTTTAGCTGAAAGATTTGGAACTACTATTAATTCAAAAGGTTATTTGGTATTGAATCCAAAAATCAGAGTTATCCAAGGTGATGGTGTTGATTATGCATTAATTGAAAAAATGCTTGAAAGAATGAAAGAGATTGGGTTTGCATCTGAAAATATAGTATTTGGATCTGGTGGTGGTTTACTTCAAAAACATGATCGCGATACTATGAAATTCGCTCTTAAAGCGACATATGGAATTGTAAATGGTGAAGGTAGAATGTTACAAAAAAACCCTGTTACTGATAATGGTAAGAGAAGTAAGAAAGGTTTACTGAAACTTGTTTACAAACCAATTGTTGGAGCCCATGGAGTTAGTAATAATTCATATTATCAAACTATTGAAATGAATGAAAGAACTGCTGATTTCAGTGATGACATTCTGGAAACGGTTTTTGAAGATGGCAAAATAGTTAAAGAACATACATTAGAAGAAATCAGAGAAAGAATAGCAAAAGAACTGGATTAATCCAGTTCTTTTTTAATTTTATTTTAATTATGAAAAAAGTATTAATGAAGTTAGTACCAATGAACGTAAAAAGATTTATATTTGATACATTATTTAAATATCGATGTGATTCTTGTCATTCTAAATTTAGTAAGCAAGAAATTGAACTAATTAAGAAAAATAAACACATAATTGATATTGAATGTAAAAAATGCGGGTTTTGGAATGGATTTGTTAATATGTAACCCTTCAACAATATTATGAAAATTATAGCAGGATCAAATTCAAAAGAAATAGCACACAAAGTCGCATCATTATTATATGAAAGATGCGTCCCAGTTACAATGTTGAAATTTAATGATGGTGAATTAGAACCAACAATTGAAGAATCAATACGAAATGAACAAATATTTATTATTCAATCTACAAATTCACCAGCTGAAAATATAATGGAATTGTTGTTATTAATTGACGCTTGTAAACGCGCAAGTGCTAAGCAAATTAATATAATAATTCCTTATTTTGGTTATGGTCGTCAAGATCGCCAAGATGATAAAAGGAAAAGTGTAGGTAGCAAGTTAATTATTGATATAATCGAGAAAGCTTGTACACCTGTGCCGGGTAGAATTGCAACCTTTGATTTACATACAATGCAGACCCAAGCATATTCTAATTTTCCTTTTGAACATTTACATTCTCACACAATCTTTAGAGAATTTCTAATTAATTTGAAAAAAAATAATTTAGTAATTGCTTCACCTGATGTTGGAGGAATTAAAAGAGCTAAATTATTTTTAAAGTATCGACCTGATGCTGAAATGGTAATGATTGATAAAGTTAGATCAGGACCAAATAAAGTCAAGTCTTTTACATTAATTGGAGAAGTTAAAGATAAAGATGTATTAATTGTAGATGATATGATCGATACTGGAGGTACATTATTTGGAGCCTCTGATTATTTGACTGAAAATGGAGCAAGATCTGTTCGTGCTGTTGTGACACATCCGTTGTTTTTAACACACCCAGAATCATCAATAAAGAAGATTTTGAAAAATTTTGATAAGTCAAGTTTGAAGGAATTAATAACGTCCGATACAATATTACATTCAGACATTATTAAAAATAAAAATATTAAGGTTTTTTCAACTGCGCCATTAATCGCAGAATTTATTCGCAGAATCATCACTGGTGATTCTATATCTGCCATCAATTCGGTAGATTAAGGGAATGCTCTGGATTAATAAATATATTATAGAGAGTACGCACATTTTGTTTAGTTATTTTAAACATAAACAAATATCTCTCTATAATATAGAGCATTGAAAAAATTAAAAGCAATTTATATGACAGAATTTGAAGCAAAAACTGGCCACACTTTTGAAAACTACTACAAAGATTACCATCCTAAACTTACACGATTTTTAACAATACTTAGTAAGGATTCCGAAGAAGCACATGATGTTGCAACTGAAGCATTTATGGTCGGATTAGATCGAATTGATTCGTATGATCCATCATTAAGTGCGTACAGTACTTGGCTATTTACTATAGCTAAAAGGATAATGATCCAAAAATTACGGATAAAAAATAGATTTTCATCAATAGATAATGTAACTGATGATGGTTTATGTATAGCCGACACATTGATGCAAAGTATAGAAGATACTGAAGAAGTTAAAAAAATCTCTGATAAGAAAGCGGTAATTGTGAACACATTAATTCCAAAGTTGCCAAAAAAGTATGCTGATGTTTTAACACTTCGTCACGTAAAAGATTATTCATATCAAGATATTTCTGATGAATTAAATGTCAACTTAAATACAATCAAAAGTAGAATTAGACAAGCTAGATTATTAATTTGTAGACTTGTTAAAGACGATTTTGATTATATTGATACTCTTGATACTCTTGATCAATTAAACGACAATATTTTGAAAACAAGTCACAAGATGACATACCGACGAAAAAGAAAAACAAAACAATGTGTTTAAAGGAGATTAATTTCTCCTTTTTTTATGTTAATTGCTTTCTGGCGAATATATAATCTAAACGAATATTTTTACATATGATCACTCCTGAATTAATGCAAAATTTTCTAAATTTCTTAACTAATGCTGTAGAATTTGACATTAGAATCGTAGATGATGAAGATGCAACTAATCAATTAGTTGATTTTTTTGTAGATGTTTCAACTGAAGCAGATATTGATGAAGATACAGAAAATAACATTATGGATTGGATTTTTAATTTTGATAGAATAATATGGTGCACTGTTTGGTTAAATAGAAAGGAATATAACAGTATTATTTCCAAATGGTATGGTAGACAACATATTAAACAAGATCAATTTATCACTAATATTATCACTAAAGATAAAAAACAAATGATTATAACTGAATTTATTAAAGTTAAACAAAAAAATTCTCGAAAAACTATCGAAGAATTTCAAAATGAACTTGATGAATTAATTAAGAAAGAAGATTATAAAGCGGCTGCTGCATTAAAAAAGAAAATTGACGCCAAAATAAATCCTAAGCCAAGAAAAAAAGTAAACAAAAAATCAAAAAATGAGCAGTCTAAGTAATATATTAGTTGAAAAAAATGAAGTTTATCAAAAAACAGATTTAACATTTATTTCTGACAATAATGTGTTGGGCTATTATATTCGAAAATTTAAACAAAATCCGTATCGATCATTTGCAGCGTATTCAGAAAATATTGATGAAATATACAATAACAATATTGACAATTTAATTGCAATCGACGGCTATCCTTTCCAAACCAAAATTAAAACTATTAAACCCAGTATATTGAAAAAAATTACTGAATATGAGTATTATCTAGATCATTCAAAGTTCAACAGAGGTTACGAGAAGCTTTACACAATGCTCCGGCCATTAGTTTTAGAAGCACATTCTGCAGGAATATTTTTTAGACTAGCAACAGAAGTTAAAAGAATCAAGAACTTGAATTTAGATGAGTTTAAACAATTTTTAGAAGCATTACCAATAGATAGTTTGCAAATTAGTATTGGTTTAAATGTGATCGGAATAGGACTTGTAAAACAACTGAGAGAAGAGATTCCAGAAAAAATTACAATTAAAGCAGTTGGTGGAATTAATGGTTATAATCGTGCTAAATTATTATTAGAAAACGGCGCAGATATTATTGGTAGTTCTGTTATGTAGTAGATGGATATTTTTCAAAAAATGAATCTATATTGTTTATATCACATTCATCAGTATTTTTTTTCATTGTATTTTCACATTGTATTATAGCCCAATTAATATCTTTTTCACAAATATTGTCAACACTTCCATATAATCTATTGAAAAAATCTTTTTGAGGAGAAGTTAATAATTGATATACTTTATTTAATTTTTCTCTTTTAGTCATTTACGAAATATCCTCAAAAGTTCTTATTTTCTCTTCGGCATCGTTTTCTTGTAGTGAATTAATATATCGAAGTAAAAATTTGTTTAAATCAGATAATACTTCTATATTTTTAACAATACTTTTAAATCTACTACCTTCATCTAAAAATATATTTATACTATCAGTGTTCGGAGTTTTAGGTTCAACTTGTATGTGTTGATTGTCAAAAGTCACATTCCAGTAATGCTTATAACCGGCTCTTTCTGAATAGAACCAATAATCGTCGCAGCCAAAATATTGTTGATATTTTTTATTATAGGCCCACAGTTCCCAACGATTTGTTTTAATTTCTTTTTGTAGACTGAATACACACTCTTTAATTGAAAAAATATGTTGAAATTTTACCTTTTTATACGCAAATGTATCTTTTTCGGAAAACAATTTTAAGAATTGTATTTTTGAAATTTTTTTATGGAGTGCTTTTAATTGAAATTGCTCTTTAGCAATTCTATTTTGATGTCTTTCTCTTTTTTTAGGAATATACTCACCATCAAATTCTTTTTGATGCCATTTTGCTGCATGAATATCAAACTTTTTTCTGCTCATAACCTGCTACTGTTAGGTAATCGGATGGCACATGTTGAATTAACCAAACATCATTTTCAGCTTTTCTAAATTCGAAGCCATCATATAACATATCTATACAATCAACTTCAAATATAACGCTGTCACCTCTTCTAAGACCAACTTTTTTGGCTGTATCATAATCTGGACTTAAATGAACATCATGTCTTTCCATTGGTTTTAAACCTTCTTTCATGATGATTGACTGTTTTTTGGTTGGCGCTCCGTGATATAAATATTGAGGAGGATTGACTACTGGATAATTTATCTTGACATTTTTGTTGGTATGTCCTTGATTAGCACGTATTTTAGATTTGTCTTTATTAAAAACATATCGTTGTTTGTCATCGTCTGAGACTATTTTTTCTAAAAAGTCGAAATTAATACCCACTTCTTTGCATATATCTTTTGATTTCATCCAACCTTCGGAATCGATTGGATAACCTTTAGGATCATGCCGAAGTAATAAGGCAATATGTTGACTTATTTTTCTTGGTGATTTCTTTTTAGCCATTTACTTTATATAATCTTTTTATTAAGTTTTTCAACAAATCAATACTCATCAAAATTGCTTTTTTTCTATCTGCTGCTGATGCATGATGATTTGCTACATCGGCACTTAGACACGGTTGTCTATAAACAGCATTATTTGTTTCTTGATATAACCACCACAAAATCTGAATTGCATGGTTGTTTTTATTTGCTTCGGGATTACCATTAACGAATCCAAATTTATTCAATAACTTATGAATATGATTTTGAATAGGTTTATTGAATTCATCCAATTCATAATAATGTGTTTTTTCGGATGCTGGAGAAGAAATAACAGTTTGTTCAAATTGCAATAAGTTTTTCCAAACTCTTTGCATTTTTTTGGAACCTGTTAATAGAATGTCATTATATAAATCATCTAGATGCATAATTAATATTTTTATGCAATATAAACAAAATTATGGTTTTTTGGAAATAGTGGGATATGCTTTTTTCTTGCCTTTCTTATCAGCTCCTTCATCTTCAACTCTACCATAAATATCTGGATAAACAACTCCTGCTGCATCTTGATCATAACTAACTTGATGAAAATCATCAAAATTCATCAAATCATTTTTTTTTAACTTACTATCACGATTTAGTTTTAATTGTTTTTCTAAAAATTCATCGATTTTATATACCATATCGTTAAATAAACCGAGGGTTGTTGAAGTAAAAATTCCAACTGGTTTTTTTCTTGGTTTGTTGAAACTACCTAAAATTGATCGAAATGCATATTCTTTCTTTTCATCATTTTCTATTAGACGTTTCGTTTTTTCATTTTTAATTCTAGATTTATTAACTTTAAATTTTTCTTCAGTGAAAAATTTTGGAACACTAAATTCGAAATGCTTAAAACTATCTTTAGTGTTTTTTATCCAATGATTAAATAGTTTACATATGCAATCTAAATACATATCTGATTTTTGTTTGCCTTCAATATTTAAATCTTCAAGATTAATCAGTTGTACTTGTTCTAAGAAATTTAAAAGTATAATTGAATATGTTTGAACAAATTCAGTTTTTTTATCATCTTCTGCTTCAATCCGATTATAGAACGGATTTAGGAATTCAAAATTTAATTCTTTCTTTTGATCTGGAATTTTAACAATAATTCTTTCTAAATTATCATGAAAAATGCCATCTTCCATATATGCAGAATGATTAATTGCAGGATTTAATATCTTATAGAAAAAAGATGCAAAATTTTCTTCATCAAAAATAAATTTTAAATCTTCAACACTAGTGTTAACATAATACTTTATCATTTCAACTTGTTGTTCGTCAAGTTGTCCATTAAATATAACAGGTATTGAATCAACTTCAAATAAATTAGAATACTCTATTAATTCTTGAATATTCCAATGTCTTTTTTTACCTTTAACTATTCCAGTTAAAACTAACCCATTTTTAGGTTTGTGATCATAATCAATGTGAGCAGGTGAATTATCGAAAAAATATTCAAATTCAAACCACCATTTTTTATTCATTAATCCTTTTACACGATCAGATAAATTTTGAAAATATGAAAAACAAGGACCATAATATTTTTGTATTGCTAAATCGATAGAATTCAATGGGTCATTGGAAAGATTTCTAGCTTTAACAACAATATCTTTACCGTCATATTTGACGTATATAGGACTGCCTTGTATTTCTTCATACACGACAATTGGGTTATTACTAATTAAATCAATAAATACAGAATCAGCAATATTACTATGGTTTACTAGCTTAGACATATATTATATATTAAACACTGATTTTAAGACAATGGCACCAAAAGGTGCCAATGAATTTTATTTATGAGACGCGTTTTACTCTGCTTTAGGTTGTTGCACAGGATCCTTAACATAAATCTCTGCTGCAAACGTAATATGATTTTTAATGTCGGGGTTGTTAATCATTTGAACATTGTTTGAATATTGTTTCAAAAGATTAATTAAGTCAGAGTTAACATTAATCACATTAGAATTTACCAAAACATTAACTACATAAATGGTAGCATCTCCTTCGTATTTTGGTTTTTCTCTAATTTCAGTCGCAACGAAAAATTTAGTGTTTACTAATAATACATTCAACAATTGAGAAAACTCTTGATTGTTTAAAAATATTGGTTTCGGTGCTGTTGATACGGGATTTGGGGTTTGAGTTTCAGTTTGTTGTGTTTCAACTGCTTCGTCTTTTTTTGCCATTTGAAATAGAATTATTTTTTTATAATTGTTATAATCCTATATATCGAAATGTTTAAAGTATGTGATGATTATTTTTAACCATTGTGATGTCAAACTCATAAAGCAAATTATCAGTTTCGATCAAATTTAAATCCGAAAAAGTAATATAATCTGCACCAATTAATTTCATTGAATTTAATAACACATTTACTTCATAGTCTTCGTTCGAAGATTTTTTTTCAAAGAAAAATGCTGGTACTAAATTTTTAGACGTGTAATCATGTAAATCACGAATATGTTCCGGTTGATATTCCAATAATAGCATTTGTAATCGCAAAATTGAAAATTCATCATTAATGTAATCAATTTTAGCATGAAATTTTAATTTTTTCAATCTATCGATTGCCTGCACACTTGCTAGATGATTTAATCTAAGTTGATATTCGTCTGAATTTATTCTTAGTATATTCATTTGGAAAAAGAGCTGGAGACTGCGATATACGCAATTTTTATTAAAGTCGATTTTTTATCTGATTCGACACAGAATCTTGTCGTATATTTATTAACTCCAGCTACTGTTTTTCTATATCTATAATTTTTTCGCAGATTGCTTCTGTTAATTGAAGTGTTTTAAATTGTAATGTTCTTCTAATTTCTATTTCATTATTTGCTACAGAGGAAATTATTTTCAACCCCCTTTTTATATTCACATAGTCATCAATGTAAATTTTTGGAATTCCAACTTCTTTTGCAACTTTAATAATTAATCTACTTAAATGTCCAAATTTAGCGCTATTTGAAATTTCAGGATTTTCTATTAGTTGTTTAATTTCAATTGGCATTGGATAAAAATACAAAATAATTGAAATGTTTTTTAAAATATTTCTTTTAATTTCAGATACATTTCTATATCCAAATGATGATGATAATGAGATTAATATTGCAGTTGACTCACCAACAAAATTTTTTCTTTTTTCTTCGCCAAATTTTGATATTAGAGTTGAGAAATTCATTTTGATGATTTAATTTTTTTAATAAAATCTATCGCAATTTTATTTTTTTTATCGATTTCACCTTCTAAAAATGCTGACCACATCTCAGCATTTTGATCGCCAAATCTGACCTTTTTGAACATTTCAAAAAATTCATTTGGATCAGCAATTAAAGAAATTGTTTTTAATGCAATTTCTAATGTCGTCATTAAATGTTGAGATTTTGCACTAACTTGCATGTTCTCATTATTTAATTTCAGGATTTTCTCCATTAAAGCTGATTTTTCAGCGTTAGAATTTGAAAGTTGATATTCTAAATTTCTAACTTCATCTTTTAGTTGAGCTATTTTGTGATCTTCATCTGACATATAACCGGAATTAATCGACGAATCTTGTCTTATATTAATATAACCACCAGTTGTTGCAGACGTATCAGCTGAAGTGTAACGTGTTGTTCCAGTAGTATAGTTATTTCCCCATCCAGTATAACCTGTTGCCGCCATATAAAATTCGATTTATTTTAAATCAAATTTATATAGATTCTGCGAAATATGGAATAGTTAATTCAAGTCCTTTATCTAAATTGATTTTTGGCT